ATTGGTCCCGGTTCAGGAGTTTCTAACACAGGCGTAAACAATGTTTTTGTAGGTGGCAATGCAGGAACTGCCAACAACGCCGCAAACTGCATTGCGATTGGTTTTAATGCCGGTGCAAGCAATCTTGGTGCTGGTCTTACGGCTATTGGCTCTGCGGCAGGTGCTGCAAACAAGGTAGGCGGTCAATTCTTAGTTGCTATTGGAGCAAGTGCAGGATATGGCAATGCTGGATACGGAAGTACGGCAATCGGATATGTGGCACTAAGTGCTAGTTGTTCAGGAAATCGAAATACTGTAATCGGTAGTAATGCTATGGATGCTGCCACAACAGCAACCAACAATACTGCTCTGGGCGCACACTCGCTTGGTGCAGTAACAACAGGCGCAAGCAATACGGCATTGGGTGGCTACGCTTGTGACTTGCTTACTACAGGCAGCAACAATGTAGTCATTGGATTTGAATCCGATGTTGCCGCTGTCGGTGACACTAACTCAATCGTCATCGGCAAGGGCGCAGTTGGGCTTGGAACTAACACAACTGTCATCGGCGTAACTGCAACAACATCCACCAAACTGTTTGGCTCGTTGCTGATTACAGGTGACACCGTATCGGTTGCCACTCAGAAGACCCCAGCCTCTGCTACAGCAACAGGCACCAAGGGGGACATCGTTCACGACACCAACTACATCTATGTCTGCACGGCTACCAACACTTGGAAGCGTGTAGCAATCTCTACTTGGTAAAACATGGCAAAAAAAACATACAAATGTAACTGTGGTAAGACTACCACATGCACGGGCAAAGACGCTACAAAGATAGTGTACCCAAAGAAAGATAAAAAATAATGATTCATACACACACAATGTCACAGTTAAAGACTGTGCAAGAGCCAATGAAGCTTTTAAAAGCAACTAATGTAACTAATGTAGCTGCTGCTTCTTTACCTATTGAAGTACCTACATTAACAGCTCCAATAACTACTGGTAGTTGTGTTGTTATTTCTTCATCTGCTTTAAACTATTTAAAATTAGTTCCTATTTTAAGCACAAATACAGTACCTACTGGACAAGCTATTAGAGTAACAGGTTATTCAATCTCTGATGCTGGTTTCTATATACCACAATTGTTATTCTATGGTTCTGCTAGTGCTATGAATACAACTGCAACCACAACGGTTGGAGGGAGTATTATGTATGCAGTAGCAACATTAAATAAAACTGAAGGTGATGCTAAAATTTATAGCTCAACTACAAGCAAATCAACATCGTTCTTGCTTATAGATACACTTGGTTGCCAACTTTTAAAGATTGAATTTGTTGGTGCATCAGGCACAAGTAATGCTTTCTATGGAGCAATGTAATGCATCGTAATCGAACATGGACTTTAGATCCTCCTGAATGGAGGACACAACGGAATCGTTTACTTCCTATAGAGGGAGGAGATGGTTCTACATTGAACTTAGATTTTACTAAGGGTATACTTGATCCACGGCTGACCTTCAGCAGAGCCAGTACTGCGACCTTTGTGAACTCAAGTGGGTATATGGAGTACGCAGGGGCTAACACTGCTCCGTATTCTGAATTGCTAACTACAGGCTTAGGCTACACCGATAATGCAATCCTATCGCGGTCAACCACTACATCACCAACAGGCAACACTGCTGTTGTGTTCTATCCAACACTAGTTTCGGATTATCATCGACTGCAATTCGGCGCACCAATTGCAATGGTTGGCGCAACAACAATTAGTGTTTATGTAAAGCAAATTGGATCAGATTACCGAGTTGGTATTAACGCAACTGGATATGTGGCTGCTTCTGTAATCTTTAGTTTAGTTGGTGCTGGGAGTGTGATAGGGGCAGTTGGTGGAACTGCGCCAAACCGAGCAGCGACAATTACTAAGGTAACTGATGACGGTTGGTATCGAATTACACTTACGGGAACTTATACCTCACTTTCAAGTGTATATGTGTTCATGGCTTCTTCCACAGCAACAGACCCCACAGGCTTAAATTTTATTGGTGTTGAAGCCCAAGGCGTTGCCATTTGGGGCTTGCAGATAAACCCCGGATCCACCGCTCAAACCTACTACCCAACAACCACAGCGGCATATCACGCCCCTCGCTTCGACTACAGCCCTACGACCATTGGGGAGCCAAGGGGACTGCTGATTGAAGGGCAAGCGACAAATTTGGCGCGTTTTAGCGAAAATTGTGGAAACACCGCAAATGGTTGGTGGTCGCTCACAGGCGCTGGTAGTACATTAAACAGCCAGACCAAGACATCCCCGGCGAACACTAGTACAGCGAGTGAAATATCATTCGGTACATCGACAAACTCTAATACTTATGTTTATGTTGGTACTTCTGCAATAACTTACACAGGTTCAATATATGTACGGCTTGTAAGTGGCAACCCGGCGATCAATATACGAGTCTATAACAGCACTACCGGAATCGCTACTTTTACTCCGATTACTGTCACATCCACATGGGCAAAATATTCGGTTTCGTTTACTGGCGGTGCATCCTTTGTTGAGTTCGGTGTCCAATCGCCACACGCAACAACGGTAGTAGTGGACGTTTGGGGCGCACAAGTCGAAGTAGGTTCCGGCGCATCCTCCTACATCCCTACGGGTGCGAGTGGGGTCACGCGGAATGCGGATGGTGTTGTGATGTCAGACATATCTAGTCTTTCGTTCAACCAATCTAAAGGAACTATTTACTCGCAACTTGAGATTCGTGAAAGAGACAGAGACACATTCCCCGCATACGGGGTGTTTAATGCTAGCGCAGGAAGTCGTTGTTGGTGGTTTATGCGACATAATCACAGTAATGCATCAGGGCAACGCATACTCGGAAACGCATTTAACACTGCTAATACTAGTATTATTAATGGCTCCTCTCTTTCGCATCCTCAGACTGGCGTATTTAGGTTTGCCACATCACTTGATACATCTGCTTCAAGAATGGTCTATGTTGCTAATGGTGAATCTCCGGACATAAATACAGCGGCAAGTTTTACTTTGGCAACAGCAGTAGAGATGAGCATAAACAAGAACCCTGATTTAGCGGCTACTGAACTTGGTTCTATGTGGCTTCAAACTCTTAAGTATTTTCCTACTGCTCTTTCGGATACACAACTTAAAACCATTACCAATCCTACATATGTTGCACCTACTTTAGATTTAGATTTTGTACCTATGACTACTGGTGCAGACCTAACAAATAAAGGAATAACTTTTACCCGGCTTAGTAATGCAACCTTTATAAACTCAAGCGGATATGTAGATCATGCTGGTGCGAACTTGTTGTTGTATTCCGCATATGCAGATACAAATTGGATTCCTTACGGTACTTATGCAAAGGCATACACCACAGGAATTACAAGTCCAATAGGTGATACAACTGCTGCGCGTATTACTTTTAATAATGTTACTAATGGGTTGTACTACAACAGTGCTTCTTTAGGATCTCCAAATATTGTGGGTGCAACATACACAATGAGTGCATGGATTCGCGCTACTGACACAACAGCAAATCCCGCTATAAGATTTGGTGATTCAGGAGTAGCTGCTGGAGCAAATATTCCAATTACTACTACTTGGACTCGTTATTCATACACTTATAATAATGCAGTATCTGCTAGTTCTCCATTAATACAGAGTGCATCAGGAACAGCAACTGGTCAGTTTGAGATGTGGGGGTTCCAACTTAACCCCGGCTCTACCGCTCAAACCTACTACCCAACGACCACAGCGGCATACTACGCCCCTCGGTTTGACAGTTCAATTCTTACAAGCCGTACTAATTTAATATTACAATCCAATAACTTTACTATAGCAGGAGGTACACCTTGGGCGCAAAAAAATGGCACACACTCTGTAACTCTTACAGCTGATACAGCACCACCCGGATTTAGTGGTACTGCTACAAAACTAACAGCAAGTAATGTTAATGCTGGTATAATACAAGCACTTAGTGTTCCAGCTATTTCTGGTAAGACAGCAAGAATTTCATTTTATGCAAAATCAAATGCACTTACTGAACAAACCTGTTTTTTACAACAGGCTTCTAGTTTGTTGTCTGCTGTAACAATACCTACAACATGGACAAGAATAGATCTGTCAGTCGGAACTAATGCTATCACTGAAATTACTTTAAAAGGATTTATAGATCCACTTGATATATCTATTTATGGTATGCAAGTTGAATATGTAACAAGTGGTGGAGCTACCGACTATATCCCAACAACAACAGCCTCAGTTACAGTCAATACAACAGAACCGAAAGGGTTGTTGATTGAGGGAGCAACTACTAATTTATGTACATATAGTAACGACTTTAACAACGCTAACTGGACTAGGGATGGTGTAGCAAATGGTGCGCTTGATCCTGTAGTTACTCCGCTATATCCTTCTACTGGTCCTGACGGTGCATTAACTGTAACACGCATTGTTTTTGACAAAATAAATGGCGCATCCGGTGTTAACGGCATATTTTCCCGTATTCGCCGTACCATATTATCTGTACCAAGTAACACATATACCATGTCCGTTTGGATGAAAGCAAATATAGCAAACGGTGCAGCAGGTATCCAAAATGTTGGTCTAAGAATGGGATCAAGTGCCGGAGTTAACTGCGTAGTTACCACAACGTGGCAACGGTTTACTCATACGTTTGCAGTTACAGACGGTAGTGCTGAGTTCCAAATCATGCTTTGGGATAACATTACTGGACCACCTGTCAACAGCGAAACCGCAGACATTCTTGTCTACGGCGCACAAACGGAACTAGGTTTTGGCGCAAGTTCATACATCCCTACAGGTTCAACAAGCACAGTGCTACGAGTTGCGGATCACTGCACAATCCCTACTTCCTCATTCATTTCTGGGAAACCTTATCCGCAGACCTTGTTTGTTGACTGCATCCCAAATACACCAAGCGGTGCGTTCCTTGACATTGCTCGTATCTTTGATCGCACGGCAGGTGGTGCTTTCTCTTATGGAACAGAGATCTATTACTACACCGCTTCGACAATGACAATATCTCGAAAGATTGCAGCATCAACAAATACTGAACGCAATTTTGCTAGTGGACTTGCATACGGAACTCGTCATAAGTTGGCACTTTCAATTGATGCATCTTCATTCTCCGGTTCATATGACGGGGTTACTAGTTTGGGCGTAGCAACTGCTCCAACTGCATTGGCAAGCGTGGCAACACATTTGGGTGTTGGGTGTTCAGGAGATTCGGCTCCAAATGCAGTTATGTTTGGAACAATTAGACAGATTAAGTTCTATCCAACTGCATTGACGCAAACGCAAATTAATGCACTAACGGTTTTATAAACACAAACTGTATCCTTTGCAAAACCTAAGAAAGATATCATGGATTATCAATTACGAACAGATACTAAAGAAGAAACCGATGCCGCTCTCGTGGCTGCAGGTATTCTTGCTGAACAAGTACACGAAGGTGTGACAACCCTAGTTCCTACTGGTTTAGTAGCTATTGATTATATCGGCTCAATTTCAAAGCCACCAATTACAGATGAAGAGGGTGTTGTTATTACACCCGGCACAACTGACTCACGATTCCATACAAACATCCGTGTTTGTTTTGAGATGACTGAAGAACAGATTGAGTTGCTTCCTGTTGTTGATCCCGCACCAGCGATTCCATATCGCGTATTCGCATAAGAAAGGAATACTATGAAGAAGAAACCAGCTAAGAAGATGATGATGGATAAGAAGATGGACAAGAAGATGGCAGTTAAGAAAGCCGCTTCCAAGAAGAAGCCTTATTAAATTTAACGAAAGATACACAATATGAATGAAGAGACTCCCGATATGATGGAACAATCCTCCGAGACTCCAATCATGTCTTCGGAACAATCTCTTACATCGACTCCAGAGGATGCTCAGCTTGCTCGTGAGAAAGTAGCCTTTGATGCTTATGTAAGAAACCAAGGTATGGCTGTCCCTGAAAACTTCAAGGATGCCGGAGCTTGGTTTGAGAGTTTAAAGACTGCTCAAAAAGGATACACTCAGTCACGACAAGAAGTCGCAGACCTGAAGAAGAAGTATGAAGCAACCCCGTCAACTACTAATCCAGTTACGGGACAACCTGTGGTAGAACCTGTGAAGGAAGCAATTCCTTTGTTACCAGAGGTCTTAAAGATTCCAGAGAACAAGGTTGAAGAGGTAGCCAAGGTAGAAAACATCCCGGCATCCTCAGATGATTGGAAGCAGTGGACCATTGAGTTCACGGCTAACAATGATCTTTCGGCTGAGACATTGGAAGTTATTAAGAAGAAGACTGGTCTTCCTGATTATGTTGTTAATGAATATATGCAGGGACAGAAGGCTAAGATTGAGATGGCTTATACTAAGGCATCTGAGTTAGTTGGTGGTCGAGAAGAGTTGAGTAAACTCTTTGTCTGGGCTAGCAAGAACCTCAGTGCTGCAGAACAAGCTTCAGTCAATCAAAACCTAGCATCGGCATCTTGGGATGTAGCCCTCTATGGGCTTCAGGCTAAGTATGCTAAGACCACACAGACAAGCAAGGGTGCAGAACCCAAGCCAAGTGCAAAAGGACAGATCCCGATTGCATCGACTCAACAGGGAATTGCTGGTTACCAAACTAGGCGTGAGTTCTCTGCAGAGCGTAATCATCCGGGCTTCAATGCCGATCCTAAGTATCGTGCATATGTTGAGCAGCGGATGATGCGAACTGATTTTGAAAAATTACCCAAATAATCCGTAACAAGACAACGGATCGACTGAGGTTAGCCAAAGGGTAAATCCCCCTTTATGGTAATGGATGACCCTTGGCTAAACTCACTCAACAAAAAGACTCCCTTAGGAATAATCAAACGGTTGAGAACTTTTTGTCTTACAATTTGATATGAATGATATGATCTTTTTTAAGAAAGAATACTACAATGGCAGCAACTACTTTCGCTAGCACAAATGTCCCCTTTGGAGACTTTACACTTCCTCGTACTGCAGCAGCAGATGGCACTTCAGGTGGATCAACTCCACTTAATAAGCTTTGGTTACCACTTTGGTCGGGTGAAGTCATCAATGCATATGATCAATTTAATATGTTTGAAAACATGATTACCACCAAGACTCTTACTGGTGGATTCTCTTATGAATTCCCAATTACGGGTACTGTTGGTCTTAACCCATCTTGGAATTCGGGTGTTGAACTCGGTGGTTACAGTGGTGACACGAATTCTACCTCGACCACTATCAAGGTCAATCTTGATAAGCGTCCAATGGCAGCTCACTTTGAAACTGACAATGTTGACTTGCTCGTTACTCAGTGGGATTACCGCTCTGAGTTGGCTCGTCAGGCTGGACTCACCCTTGCTAGCACCCGTGATCGTCAGATTCTGATGGCACTCGTAGCCGCAGGTGCTCTGGCTCCAGTAACCGGAGATCCGCGTGGTCTTGCAGCCGCTGCATTCCATATTCCAAGTCAAGTTGCAACTGGAACTGTTTCTACTCTTGTTTCATTAACTTCAGATACTGAAGGACTTCTCATTCTACAAGCAATTGAGGATTACCTCGTTACTTGTCAGGAGAACGATGTTGCCGTTGGTAGCGTCTATTGCGCTGTACCTCCAAAGGTATTCCAAGTCATCCGTGCGCTTGGTATTCCGCGCTCACCATTCTCTGCTATTACAAGTTCAGGTGTTGTTGGGACCAGTGCCGTAGTTGCCGCAACTAACAACTATACCAATAACCCATTGTTTGAGGGTGCTCCAGTTTCACAGGGTATGAACGCAATGACTGACAGCCTTGATTACATGGGTGTCAGAATTGTTAAGACTAACCATATTCCAAAGATCAATCATATCACCGCTGCTAATAACATTGGTGGTTCCAAGTATAACTTGGATTGCTCTGCATTTGCACTTTATGGTATTATCTTCCAGTCAGAAGCCATTGCTGGTCTTTCCCTCATGGGCATGAAGGTTGACACCGTGCAGGATGTTCGCCGTAATACTCAGTTTACCGTAGGCAGCATGCTTAAGGGTACTGGTGTCATTAAGCCTGAGATGGTCAAGCTTATTACTGGTCATGGTACGGCTGCAGCTGTTAATACCCGCCTTGAGATTCGTGATCTTTTAAAGGCTGGTACAGACAATCTCACTGGTGGCTTCGGCGCAGAATACTTCACAAGCTAATGATTACTCTTCTCCTTCATAACAAGTTTCTAGTACTAGTTTGAATCGGAGGTGATCGTTTATCTACCCCCGGCTCCCTTAAGTGGGAGTCGGTGGGTTTTTTCTAACAACTAAAGGAGGCTACTATGGGCTTAATAACTAAGCTACAGGCAATTAATCATATGCTACTGGCTTCAGGTGAGAACCTTGTAGCTGACCTTGAAGGTGAGTCGGGTATTGATACTGGTATTGCTGATACTCTACTTGAACAAGCAAGCATTGACCATCAGTTAAGAGGTCTTGCTAACAATAAATATATTCGTAAGTTTACTTTAACAGCAGATGGTTACATTCCTCTGCCTACCCCAGACTCTGATGAGTCAGGTATTCTAGCTGCTGAATTAATCTCACAACATATTAGTCCAGAACTTGGATTGATCAAAGCAAGAGTATTAAACAATGCATCTCCTGCTCGTATGTGGAATGTAACTGATGATACTGATGTATGGAAGTCTGCTGATGGTCCATATTATATTGAATTCACAATGAAGTTACCTTGGGAGAACCTAGAGACTTCAGTACAGAGAGCCATCATGGCTACTGCTATGCGTCACTACCAGAGTATTACTCAGGGTGATGAAGCTACTGATGCTTTCTTGGGATACCAAGAGCAACTCTTTACTCTCAAGAGCAAAGCAGCAGATATGAATGACAAGAAGAAAAACATCTTCGGTAATAACAATCTAGCTAGAAGTTCAGCAATGCGTTCTCGTAATTTAAGTGATCCAAATCGGTTTAGGTACTTTCGTACCGGAGGTTTTTAATGGCTATTCGCAGACGCAGCCCACAGGCTGGCTATGCCTCAACCAAACTTCCTGTCTTCACAACTAACTCTGTTGGTAGACAGTCGCCTAATAGACGGCAACCAAACGAAGCAGAGAATATTGACAATGCTTTAGTTTCCCTAGAACGTAACTTTGAGAAGCGACCCGGCTTTGAGATTGTACCGCAGAAGTCTGCAGCCGAAGCTACTTCATGGGATACCTCATCCAATGCTATTCGATTGGATTTATATTCTTTAGCAGCTGTGCCATCAACCCATGATCTATGGTACTACTGGTACAGTATTAATGAAGAGAATACATTCCTTGTTGTGGTTGACTTTAGTGCAACCACAACTGCTCATAATTTATTTTATATTTTTAGAGTCTACCCTACAGGTAAGTGGGAAGATCTAACTCCAGCTAATCAGAATACTGAGGCTGTAGTCAGTGCAACTAGCCGTGCTTATATTACACACAATCCAAACAGCAAGACAGCCAAGGAATCCCTTAAGGCTGTATCACTGGGATCAAGCGTGGTTGTTCTTAATAAAAATGTACGAGCGGGATTTAGTTCTGATGTTACTGGGGATGTAAATACTGATGGTATGTTATTTGATTTAAATGGAGATGTTACTGCAACTCCAGATGTCAATGGTCGTAAGATTAAATACTATACGGCAGCTAAGGTTGCCAAGGTATTTGACACGGGTGTGGATACCCTACCAAGTACAGAAGATGATGTCTTACTTGGATGGCGACCTGCGCTAGTAACTGGTATATCACAAACAGTAGGTGGTGGTGCTCACACTACGCATATTCATTTATCTAATGCAGCTTCTAATGTAGATGATGCTTATAATTGGATGACAATTAGGGCAACTTTTGCTAATGGAGAAGTAAGTGAAGCACTTAGAATAGCAGACTATGTTGGTGCAACTAGACAAGCCACACTTGTTACTGGACTTCACTTTCCACAAGACACTCATAATGCAACGACAAAATACACAATTGATATTGCATCATTAGAAGTTAAAGGAAACTTAGCTGCTACTTCGGTTGTTACAGCAACCACAATACAATTAGCATCTTCAGCGTCTATTATTAATGATGCTTATAAAGGACAGTCAATTGTTCTTGCTAATGGTGGTGGAGGGACATACACTATAACAGGATATGTAGGTCAAACTAAAATAGCCACCATTTCTCCTGCCATTACTGGTAGCAATGCAACTACAAGTACTACTTACACGATTAATATAACCAATGCAGATTATATTTCTGCTGATGACTACTATTACTATAACACAGCTCAGGCTTACTTAGGAAGTCGTGTTGATGATTTATCTACCATTAGACTACCACCTGAAAAGGATGATTGGTTTTCTAATAACTCAAAATTAACTAGTACTCAGGATGTTACTGCAAGAAATATGCTTCGCTCTCTTTATGATAGTGATACACTTCTTAATGGTATTATTGATGGTCGAGGTAAAATATTTTTTACACTCAATCCATACCTAAATACAACAAGTGGATACTATAGAGTCATTGGTTGGAACCCAACCGAGCAAACTTATTATTATAACAATAGTACTAAAAATATCTATCCTTACTCAGGAACAACTGCAGGTGAAGCACACACAACCGTAGTACCAACTACAGGTAGACCTTATCTTCAAAAGATTAGAACACCTGATGAACACTCTTACATTGATCCTAAAAGAATGCCACAGAAGCTTGTGGTGTCCATTGATTCATCCAATGTAACCGCATGGAACATGGAGCCAATCAAATGGTCTGCTAGAACTACAGGTGACAAGACAACTAATC